AAGAAGATGCGATTTTTGGGTCTGGGATAAAAATAGGAAAGTTATGAATAAAATCATAAAACTTCTTTCGAATAGTATCATTTGGTTTAATGGGATAACTCAATGCAGAAGTATGCAAAAAAAACCAATACTGTGGTCCCCATATATTAGGATCTAGTTTCATTACAATGTACTAATATAAGAAGATTCACATTTAAACATATATAACATGACACTATAAGGTAATATAC